ATATCCTTCTGCATTTTGTAGACCTTTTTGAAAATCTGTTACTGCATCTCCCATATGTCCAAAAGCATCTCTAACTTTTCTGTTGTTTTCTTCTGCGGCTATCGCAATTCCTGCAATTATTCCTGTATTGCTGTTATTGCTATTCCTACTGGACTTGCTGCTGCTTCAAATATTTTTGCTAGTTTATTTGTAGCATCGGAAGTCGATGATGTAATTTTCCCATTTGCAATTTGGAAAGCTTCTACTACTTTACCTACTTTTTGAGTTATTCCACCTACTGTGCTAGTAATTTTCCCAATCATCGTTATTAATGGACCCATAGCTGTTATTAGTAATCCTATTTTAACAATCATATCTACTTGATCGTCTGATAATTGTGAAAATTTATCTGCCCATTTTCCTAACTTATCAATTATTTTTTCAATAGTTGGCATTAATCTATTTCCAACTGTTATTGCCATATCTTTTAATTTATTTATTGCAGTTGAAATTTTACTCTTTAATGTTCCAAACCTTTTATTTGCTTCATTTGTTAAGGCTGAATTATTTTCCCATGCCTCATTACTCAAATTAACCATATCGCTCATCAGCTCTGATGCATTTGACAATCTTTTCATTGTATCTGTCTGTCTTAATGAAGTTATTCCTAATTCATCTAATATAACATTTAAGTTTTCTCCTCCAGCACTTGCATCTCCCATCCCTGCAACTACTTTTTGAATTGCTGTCATAGCATCATTTTCCCATAGATTTTTAAAATCTTTAACTGAAACCCCTGCTACTTCTGCCCAAGTTTTTAAAGTATCTGAATTTAGAGCTACATCTTTATCAATTTTAGTCATTACGGCAGAAATAGCTGAACCTCCACCTTCTGCTTCTAATCCTACAGAAGCCAAAGTTGTTGCTAAAGCTAAAACTTCTTGTTCTGTCAATCCTACTTGTTTACCTGATGCTGCAATTCTTGTTGACATATCCATGATTTTTGCCTCTGATGTCTGTGCATTGTTTCCTAATGCAACTAAAGAAGCTCCAAATCTATCTACTGTTTTTATATCTGAACCCATAACATTGTATAACTGTGCTATAGCTATTGCTGCTTCGTCTGCTGATATATTTGTAGAATAGCCCAATTCAAGCATAACTTTTGTAAAATCTAAAACATCATCAGCTTTTATTCCTAACTGTCCTGCCGCTTCTGCTACTGCTGATATTTCAGTTGTTGAAGCTGGTATTTCTTTTGCCATATCACGAATACCTTGTTTTAATTCTTCTAGCTCTTCATCAGTTGCATCAACTGTTTTTTCAACACCTGCAAAAGCATCTTCAAAATCTATGGCTGTCTTAGCACTTGCTATTAGGGCTGAACCTGTCAAGGCTGAAAACTTTGAAAATTTCTTTCCTGCATTTTCAATTTTTTCTCCTTGTTTTTCTACTTTTTCGCCCCACTCTTCAATCTTTTTTCCGCTATTGTTTAAATCACTTTCTATCTCCTTTAACCTTTTGTCGTAAGCCAATAATTTAGTTTCAGCTGCCGTTAGTTCATTTCTTTTCTTCTTAATTGCTGTTACGTTTTTATTTTCAGCATTTTCTAGATCACTAAGTTGCATTTTTAAAGTATTTACTTTATCTGTTTGTATTTCATACGCATTTTTTAGATATTCTTGTTCTGCCCTTAATTTTTCTGTGCTTTTTGTAGAATTATCCCATTGAGCTTGAGTCAATTTGAATTGGTTGTAATTCTTGTTCATTTCGATGTTTATTTCTTGCAATGTTTTCTTGAAATCAACTGCTCCTTCTTGCGTAAACACTAATCCTACTCTTTTTAAATCATTTACCATTTTTTCACTTCCTTTTTTGGGCATAAAAATAGCACCAGAAATTAATCTGATGCTATTTGTTTTCTTATAAATATTTAATTACTTTAGATTGTTAATATTTTTATTAAAATCCATATAAAAGGTATAGATATAATTAAAACTACAATCCATGCTGCAATGCTCATTTTAGCTTCACTGTCAATCATACTTTTTGATGTTTTATTATATATCTTGTTGTACACAGCTTTTTCTGGATTGTTAATATATCCCATGCCCTTTTTCCCATAAATTGGATTTACAGTTCTGTTAATATTTCTATTAATTTTCCCTGTTGTTCTAGCACTTACACTTTTTTTTATACTTGGAGTTCGGTATCCATACTTCATATCATCACCCTCCTTGCAATTATTCTACAATATATTGCAAAATATTACAAGAAAAATATTTCGACTTTTTTCGACATTACATTCTATGTTTTATATTACTTAGTATTTTATTTTCTTTCAATTCTGGGACATTTTCTATCATAAATTCAATTATTTTCTGTACATCTTCTAATCTCACAAGTCGCACCGCTTGTCTATATGTTAATGGTTCATCAGAGTTTGATGCGATTGCAGAGTATAGTAAATGATTTGTTACATACATCGTTCTTGTATATCCATTTTCGTCTAACTGTCCTTTTGCATCTTCTTTTAATTTTTGTATGCCACCTTCATAATCTTCTAAGTATTCTAATAATAGTGGTGTTACTTCTAACATTAGTTTTTGTCCATTTTTTAGTTCTATTTCCATATTTGCACCTCATAGTTTTATATTATTAATTTTTTAAAAAGGCTCTAAATTGATTTTAGAGCCTCATTTTTTATACGCTTTGAGAAATAGCATTTGCTAAATCTTCTGCATTTAAGATTGGACTTGTGAAGAATTTTTCTTCTGTTAATCCTTCTGGATATGTTTCCATCTCGCTATCTACATAGCATTTTTTCTGGTTGTTCTCATTGAATGTATATGCTCTTATAGTAACAGTATCATTTTGTTCAGAGAAAGTTTCCTCTGATGTTGCTATGTCATCTGTATTTTCTACTATTTGACATTTAGGATACCAAGCATATTGAACTCCTCCGCCTACTTTTTTTACAACTTTACCAAATGCGAAGAATGGTCTTCTTGCTGGAGCACCAGCTAGAACTAATCCACCTGTGTCTGTCGTATCTTCTCCTCTTGCTCTTGCTAATATTGCAGGGTCAAATGCAACAACTTCTACTGCCATATCAATACTAGATGTTTGATTTACTGTTTCGTAATCTGTTCCACTTGCTCTTACTGTTGTGTTCTCTGCATTTTCTGTTGTATTGATGCTCTTCACAACATCACTTTTAACTGTCTCTTCGTATGTAGAGCTAAAATCTCCACTTTGTGTTGGTGTGTTGAATGCTAAATATAAGCTACCAACTGTTTCTTTAATCATCGGTTTTTTTGTTTTCATTTAAAATTCCTTCTTTCTTTTAAAATTTTAAATGCTTACCAAGTCTGTATTCCAGCCTTCGTAAGCATTTTTTTATAATATTTTTCTTTGTTTCTATCCCATAAAGGTTCAAGATGTGGTTTTGCTTCCATCTTTTTAGTCCCGTGTTCTAGCATAGGTCCATAATATTTGCCCCAGCCAGCTTCAATTTCTTTAGTTTTTTTTCTGTATGCAAAACTTCTAACTAAGTGTGTATATCCAGCTTTTCTAATTCGAGACATTGGTTTTGGTAATTTCAAAGCATCATTTATAAACTCTTTGGCTCCTGCCTCTAATATGTCCATTGAATTTTCAGCTGCTCCTATATATTTTTCTAGTGTTTCTGCTAATATTTCAAATCCACTATATCCATATGTGTTACTCATCTTCTTCAACCCCAATATTTTCTAATACTTCGACTGAAAAAAATGAATGTATTCTTCTTTTTTCTACTATGTATTCGTGTTGTATTTCTGGGAATAATCCTACTTCATTGAACTTTTTCTTTAATTCTATAAGTTTTTCATGTCTAGGCTTATCTGCAACAACAGAAACTTGATATGTAACTTTTGTATTGTAATTGCTACCACTAGCAGTTATGTCATCCCAAATATAATCCCAGTAGTAGATTCTTATTTCTTCATCCATTTCTTCATCTTTTGGGGTGCTTTCGCTTGTTGGAGCTTTAACTGATTTTATTAATTTTACAAATTCTGCTTTTGTCATAATTCTGCCTCCAATTTAACTCTTGGATATTCTTCTAAAGTTAAGTCTGTTTGTTTAAATCCGTCTTTATTTGTAAAGTGATAAGAATTGTATACTTTGTGATATTCTTGTCCTATTTTAACAACATGTAATGAGGTAATTTCTTTATTTTGAGGTATTCTAATTTTATAGGTTATTTTTTTCTCTCTTTCTTCGGCTTCGAATCTTAATCTATCTGAAATTGATAATTCTTCAAACCAAAACTCTTTTTTTGTATCATGTAAATATTCAACAGGATAGTCCGTTTTTGTTTGATGAATTTCAAAAAGTCTAAATCTGCCATCATTGTAGACTGGCAGGCTTGTAATATTTTGCTTGTAAGTAAGCATAGTCTCCTACATATAACTGTTTAAATTCTGCTAGTCTTTTAAATCTCGCATATAATACATAGTTTTTTATTAGACTTCTTGCTTTCAAATCAATTTCATAATCAATTTCCGAACCGACATTGTCATTAATATCATATTCTGCTTCTTTAATAAAACCTTTTAATACCTCATCACTTTCGAGAGAAGAAATATGTTGCTCCCCTCTTATTTCATCAACAAGTTCATAAATTCGTGCATCGTTCATAACATACCTCTATTCAATAAAAAATTAAGAAAGAGCTTCTAACCTGAAACCCTTTCTTTTATTGCTATTTATATACTTCCTTCTTCTTCTACAAATTCAGTTGTCTCAACTACTGGTCTTAATGCTTTTAAATTTGTGATGTCTAATACAACTGCATCGTCATTTGCTTTTAATCTACCATTTCCGTATGTTAATACAGTATATGTTCTTAATTGTTCTAAGAATTTATAGTGATCACTATAATCTAATCCCATTCTTGATATACCTGCTGTGTATTTTTTAGGTATATATGCAATAGCTTTATTATCTGGTACTTCTGGGCTTGCAACATATACAAAGTTTTTATAGTTATCTGCTTTTACGTATCCGTTAAATCCTAGTACATGTGTTGCTTTATAGATTTTTGTGTCTAATTCATTTTGATTAGCAATTATGACTATTGTATCTACAGTTCTTTTTCCACCTCTATTTAATATTGGTAGTACAACTTCTCCAAAGCTATCTGGGCCAAGGTCTGTAATCGCAACAGCTTCTTTATCTGGATATTCTCCAGAAACTACTGCTCCATCTAAGTCTTTTAGTAATCCTATTGGAGATTCTTTTCCATTACCTGCTATTATTCCTTCTTCTATTCCTTCTTCGTTTACTTCTAATAAAACTGTTCTTACAAATCTGTCTATCCATTTATAGCCCATATTGATAATAGCTTTTGGTACAAACATAAATGCAGATAATGAATTTACTTCTAAATCTAAAGTATCTATTCCAGCTTCAATTTGGTCTATAATAGCTCTTGTTAATTTACCCCAACTAGCTTTACCACTTCTTTCAGATATAAACCATTTTTTTACACCTGCTGGAGCCCAATCAATATATTGGAATAAAGGATGAGCTGTTTTTAAATCTTCGAATATATAGCTTACTGTTGTTTCAGGTAAGTAATCTATCTCATTACCTGTTAAGCTTGATGAGTCTCCTTCTTGTTTAATTGCTCTGTCTATCCATTGTTTTTCTTTTTCTGTCAATGAACGTAATCCAAATTTTTTGTCATTTTCTTTTGATGCTGTATATTCTTCAAATTCTTTTTGATATTGTGCTATTGTTTCTGCATAAGTTTCGTCAATTATGTTTTGTACTCCTTCAAATATTTTTTCTGCCTTTTGGTCTGCTGGAGCTTCATTTAACTCCTTAATTAAATCTTCAATTTTCTTTTCATTAAATTTCATACTTTTTACCTTCCTTTTCTTATTTTTTTGTATTAAAAAAAGACTCCCAAGAGCCTTTCTTAACCTGATTTTGATTATTTAATAATCCTGCTGGTTTTTCTTTCGAAGTTCCTTCTAAACACATTTGGTCAATTTCTTGTTTAATTTCTTTCATCTTT